TTCTGTAACCGGTGGCACTAAAACGAAACTGGGCAGCTATCGGATCAAATGCCTTAGCTACGTGGCAAGTCCTCTGGCGGCAACATTTGAGGTTCGGGACCCGAACGGCAACTTGCTTCCCGATGCAGCTCTCGGTGCATATGTCAATGATCAGATCAATTTTACGATCGCCAATGGCAGTCCGGTTATTTCTGTGGGAGATATCTGGACAATTACCGTCATCGCGGGATCGGGCAAGGTTAAGGCGATTGATTTTACCGCCGTGGACGGAACTGAAGAGGCTTATGGTATTTTAGCGGCTGCATATAATGCGTCCACGGCTGAAAAAAGTGGCGTGGCAATTGTCCGTGAAGCTCATATCATCGCGGCAAATCTGGTCTGGCCGTCCACATCCCCTGCCATTTCCAGCGATCAGAAGGCGGCCGCCCTCGCCGTACTGTACGCGAAGGGTATTGTCCAGCGAACGGAAGTCTAAAACTATCCAGCAATAAAAAGAAAATCAGAACAGGAGGAAGATAACATGCCGGAAGATATAATCATCAACCCCTTTGATACAGATGCCTTCGATATGGCCAGTCTGTGCGCGGCAATCGAAATTCTGCCGAATAACTACGGCAGAGTCAATCAACTTGGCATTTTTGGTGAAGATGGAATCAGTACGCGCACCGCAGTAGTTGAAGAAAAAAATGGAATCCTGTCACTGCTGCAAACGCAGCCGGTCGGTGCCCCCGGTGCGCAGAATAAAACGGGGAAACGAAAGGTCCGCTCTTTCGTCGTGCCCCATATTCCCCTGGACGATGTAATCATGCCTGCAGAATTCCAAGGCGTTCGTCCTTTCGGCCAGGGCAGCGGATTGGAAACCTTGGCAAAGGTAATGAACGATCACCTCCAGACCGCCAAGAACAAATACAATATTACCATGGAGCATTTGAAGATGGGGGCCTTGAAGGGCATCATTCTGGATGCAGACGGCAGTCAGCTTTATGATCTCTATGCGGAGTTCGGTATTGTAGCCAAGGAAATTGATTTTGCACTAACATCCTCCGGAACGGATGTCTCGGCGAAATGCCGCGAGTTGGTTCGCCACGTTGAAGACAACCTGCATGGTGAAGTTATGAACGGGGTCCGTTGTCTCGTCAGTCAGGAATTCTTCGACGCCCTGATCGCACATTCCAAGGTAAAGGAATTCTATGTGAATCACTCGGCGGCAATGGAGTTGATAAAGCAGGATCCCCGCAAGGGCTTTGCCTTCTCCGGTGTAACCTTCGAGGAATACCGAGCAGTTGCGTCACAGCCGGACGGCAATCCGCGCCGTTTCATCACCGCAGGTGAAGGTCATGCGTTCCCTGAGGGGACCATGGGAACCTTTAAGACGATTTTTGCGCCTGGCGAATTCATCGAAACAGCCAATACGCGGGGTATTCCGCTTTACGTCAAACAGGCATTGGAGAAGATGGGCCGTTGGATTGATCTGCATATCGAATCCAACCCGCTTCCGCTTTGTCTGCGCCCCGGTGTACTGGTCAAGGTTAAGAAGAATTCCTAACGGACAGGCATCAACGGAGGCGTATCATGGAACTTTTTAATTCCACCGTCCGGGGTAAGACCCAAAGTGACGATGCTTTCGATGTTGATCTGGGGATTGCCGACCGGTTTTGTTATCACCAAATCCAGGTAGAGGTTAGCGCGACCCCATCAGCGGGATCGCTGAACGTCTCAATCTGTTCCCCTGGTGCGACAAACTTTGTCAGTCTGGGCACAATCGACATGACCGGTTTGGAGCTCGTTAAGACCTTCGGTCCCTGTTTTGTGGGTAAGATGCGGTTTACTCCGGTGAGTTTCGACACCGGTAAAACATATAATGTCATCGTCAGCAGCGGGGGATGATCAATGTTTGGCATGAACATTCCGCCGGTGCTTAAGCCGGTAATACTGACAACAATATGCCTTGTCCCGCCGGAAATAATTCCGGCGGACTCGGCGCCGCTGCTGGATGAAAGCGGATACCCCGTGATGGATGAATCCGGCCGCATTATCTACGAAGAGTGATGAAAACGGGCACGGTAAAACGCAAGGAAGCGGAGAAGAAAGCAAAACGTCGGAAGAGGAAAAAGAGGAAATGACCATCCGTTCGGAAATGCAGTCGGCGCTGCCGGATATGTTTCAATCAATGGGAGAAACGGCGTTATTCACCCCCACCGTCGGAGAGGCCATCCCCTGCCATGTTTTCATCGATTTCGGCATGGACGCCGAACCGGACGGATTCACCGCTCAGATCGGCCAGCCGGCGACCACCATCGAAGCCCTGCTGTCTGAACTGAACGGCACGATACCACAGAAGGGCGACCAATTTACAATAGCAGAAGGCGATGCCGCGGGAACGTATAAAGTCCAGCGCATCCTGAACAATGATCGTTTTACGGTCAAGGTGGCTGTGTAATGAGCGACACAATCCGGGAAAAAATCATTAAACAGTTTCTGACGCGGGCAGCGGTAATCAGAACCACAAACGGCTACAATACGGATATCGGTGTCAAAGTGGAACGCGCCACACAGCACCCGGAAAAATTACCCGCTGTTGCCCTCTTTCCTTATCCGGAAACGGCGGAACCGGGCTACGGAGAACTAGAGCTAACAATGCAGATCCGTGTCGAGGCCATGGTTGAGTACGGAAGTGTAAATCCTTCCATCGTTTCCGAGCTGATTTTGGGCGATCTGATCCGGGCCTTTACCGATCCGGCCTGGGACCGGCGGGCGGTGCTGCCTTCCCCGGTTTCTCCACCCGCCTATGGAGACACCTATGACAGCGGGATATTTTACCAGGGCGGCGGTACGAACGAGTATCCTGACGAAGAGGATAGGACCGTTGGTACGTTCGCCCTTTTTGCAGTGAAATACAGCACGAAACCGGGCAACCCTTATGAACAGTAAAGCGGGCAGAATCCTACTGGTTATCGGTTCCGCGCCGGGTATTGGCGAGGATATCGCCCGCTTTTTTGACATGGGCGTTGGCCGTGACCGGGTCGATTATATGCTGATCGGCTTCGATGCTGTCGAGAATGTGTCCGCGCATTGCCTTTATTTTGCGACGTACCATCCGGACGAAATTCAGCGTTCGAAGGAACGCCGGCACCGTTACGGCGGAAACACAGATTTCCTGGTTATCTCCCATCAGCAGCAAGCGGGAGATGTGGAGATGGTTGTGCCGATTATTGGTCCATCCGGATCATCGGCTATGCTGGGATGTCTGGCGGCAATCCAGATCGGATATGAGCGGATTGTCCTCTGCGGGTGCCCACTGCACGGCACAAACGACAAGGGGAGCAGCTATGAGGGCTTCCGGCAGGGTTTTGAATATGAAGGAAACCGGAAGCAGATCATGGGCAAGGTGAAATCCATGAGCGGATGGACCGCCGAATTTCTTGGAGATCCGACGGAGGAATGGCTGAATGGGTAAGAGGAAATTACCAGGCAATTATGATGCATTTTACCGTGAGTACGAAGCATTATGCCGAAAGCACAATCTCATGGTTTTATCTGATGGAGAGGAAGTCACCATAGGCAAAGCGGATAAGAATCTGTGGGGAGTTAAAAAAAGTACGCTGGACAAAATAGAATTACAAAAGAAATATGAACAATAAAATCATCATAGTCGGCTCTGCGCCATGTGCGGAGGCAGACATCCGAGGCATCCCGGATGACCTGGGTGCTTACGATTTCATGGGGATCGGGCTCGATGCGGCGGACAAATGGAAGATTTACAAATACGTTGTCACCTACGAGCCGGTCGATTTTCCTGAATTCAAGCGGCGGCGAGAGATGCTGAAATATAACACGGATTACATCACAGCGTCACAGGAGGAGAAAGCGGGATGGGTCAACTGCCTGTTTCCCGAGTTTATTGCGCCTAATGTTCCCTATTCCGGGTCATCGACGCTTTTGGGAGTTAAGGTGGCGCTTCGGTTCGGATACCGGAAGATCATTCTTTGCGGCTCACCCCTGGATGATCCGAAATACGTCCAGTTCCGGCCTGGATGGCTGTTTGTACAAGACATGATACGAGACACTGTTCGTTCGATGTCCGGCTGGACGAGGACAATTCTGGGAGAACCCACGGAGGAATGGCTGAATGGGTAAAGAGAAAACGCTAAAAGAATGCTTAGAAGATCTGGATAAGGCAGCGGCTGAATTTGGGAAGGCATGTGCGGCTGAGGTTGAGAAGAATATACATATTATAAAGGATTTTACAAAATGGATGAAATTTACGGGAAGGTAAAAAAACATTTTGAAGATGTTTGGGATCCACACGGACAGGGTCAGTACCGGCTTGGTTCTCCTGGTCAGCGTCTCGCACCGCTTTTTGTCGATTACGTGCCGAAGGATTCTTTGGTCAACGAATACGGATCCGGAACGGGTCGTCCGGCGGTCATGATCCGCACACTCCGACCAGACATCAAAATAAACATGATTGACATCGCTACCAATGCCCTTGAGGAAAAGGCTCTATCCATGATCGGGCCGGATTTTACATTCACAGAAGCGAGCTTGTGGAATCTGCCGGAGCGCTTCCCGATTGCCGACTGGGGTTACTGTATCGATGTCCTAATGTGCGTCGAGCCTTCAAAGCTGGATGAAATCCTATCGGAGATCCGTCGAACCTGCGACAACCTTTTTGCCCAGGTCTATGACTGGGACGACGTTCGTCTGGGGGTCAACTATACGACCATCATAGAGAGCCCGGACTGGTGGGCGGCTAAATTCTCCAAACACTGGCCGACCGTCGAACGCGTGGAAAGCAAGGAACATGCGCGTCGCTACATTTTCATTTGTAGGGGGTAATGATGTGTAGAACCAATAAAAGTGATTTGATCGGAATTGAAATTGCTAAGATATTAGGGATTAAGAACATGGAGGCATTCCATATCGAAGGGCGTGCTGGTAATCCAGTCAGCATATCAGTGACTATCATTCCCGACCAGGATCAGATTTGCCGGATCAAAGAGACCATCATTAAAAAATACGAATTGGTGCCAAAACCATGAGTCGAGAAGCAAGACGTGAATATATCGAGAAGTTAATCCATAAATACGGCTGGACCCAGGGCGCGGAGATCGGTTGCTTGGTCGGCTGGACCCATTTCTATTTGCTTGATCAGGTCCCGGAGCTCCACATGTATGCCGTTGATTCCTGGAAGGACAAGAGTGGGTCTTGCACTTACCCTAAACAGATTGAGAATCGGGCCGAGTTCTATGAGCGGGCATCTAATTATGGCGACCGATGCACAATTCTGGAAATGGATAGCCTGGAAGCGGCAATTCACGTTCCTGATGAATCCCTGGACTTTATTTTCATAGATGGGGATCATTCCTATAACGGTTGCCGGAGAGATATCATTCACTGGTATCAAAAGATAAAGAATACCGGCTGGATTATCGGCCACGATTATCTACAGTTCCCCGGCGTCAAACAGGCCGTCGATGAACTGCTTTTTCCGGTCAACTGTGCGGCTGAAGAAACGGACGAGACCTGGGCACGACCAAAGATCTTGTGTGGTTCGAATTCGGTAACCATATGTTGCATCAAATGGGGCGATAAATATGGGCCGGAGTACGTCAACCGCCTGTTCAACATGGTGCAACGCAATGTTCATCTGGCGGCTTATGATTTCGTCTGTTTTACCGAAGATCGAACCGGCATTGATCCCCATATCCGTATTGTTCCTCTGCTCTGCGATTTAGAGGGCTGGTGGCAGAAGATCGCCCTGTTTAAGAATCATCTGGACGGAATTTACACGGACAAGATTCTGTTTATGGATCTGGATGTGGTCATAACAGGATCGCTGGACCCTCTACTTGAATATGACGCAGATTTCGCCATTTGCCGCGATTGGCCGGAAGAGATTCGTCCCGACGATGAACGGTATAATTCATCGTTATTCCTGCTAAAAATCGGAAGCAGAACCGAAGTATGGAAGGATTTCCGACGTGGCATAGAAACTCCAGCAGGTGACCAGGAATGGATATATCGGGCGGCGCCGGATGCAAAGTTGTTCCCGTATGAATGGACGCCCTCCTACAAACTTAGGGCGCTGGAGAAGGATTTTCCGCCGGAAGCGCGGCTCGTCATTTTTCATGGCGATCCAAAACCTCCGGACTGCGGCGGATGGGTGCGAGAGTTGTGGAAGTAATTTGAAATATAAATCATAAAAATTCGGGTTTCTCCGGTGATCGACGGATTGCCAGAGAACGCAAGAAACAGAAAGGCGGGCTGTATGGAGCCATACCTCCATCGGTTCGCCTTTTTGTTTACCCGGAACAACCAAGCAAGGAGGAAGATAACCATGTCAAAGACCAATACCGCAAGCAACGCATTACTGCAGTACGAGAGCGGACAGGAGCGTCACCCCATGGCGGCCATGACGGATGCCGGAGACCATAAGGAATTCAGCGTGGCCGACGTTTCCATCTGGTCACAGAAAAGCGGGTACGAGCCGAATATTAAGCCCAACGGCCTGGCGACAGGCGGCGTCATTACCCCCGGCACATCGGCCAACACGGTCTCCGTGGCGGCCCTGACCTGTTACCTGGCGGGTATCCTGACGTCGGTCAACGCAAACGCAGCCCTGTCCGTCACACGCCCGGCAGCGTCCCCTATCGGACAACACAAGATCACGTCGATTATTGTCACCTCGGCCGGTGCTCTTGCGGAGCTGGCCGGTGCGGAAGGGACGTCTTTCTCTGAAACGCGCGGCGCAAACGGTGGTCCGCCCCTGATTACGGTTGGAGCGATCGAAATCGGCCAGGTCAAAATGAGTGACGGAGCCAGCGCCATATTTGTCGCATCGGAGCTTTCGCAGATTCCTGGGACCAGCCAGGAAAAATACACTTATCCGGTGTGGGATGAAAACGAAATGGAAGGGAAAATCACTTTCGCTGCTGCTCTTCCCGCGATCCATGCCGGGTCTCCCCCCACTTACAAGGGTGTGTACGCCGAGGTTTACGAGCCGATCTTCTCGGATCTGGAGCCGTGCGTTGATTTCAAGCCGCCGGCAAATACGCACAGCGTATCTTCCACTCCGGTTTATGGAGGCACGGTAGGCGCGTCCAGCTCGACCCTCGGTCAGGGGAGCTACAAAACCTATCTCAAGGATGGCATCACGGACGCCTTTGTGAGCTGCGAGGATGAGATCATCACGCACAGATTCTATCCGGACAGGAACAAGGCGCCGTATCTGATTTGCCAGGGCAAGCTTGGTATCGATACCAATTATCCGGCCGGTGACAATATCAACGCGGCATGCACCATCTCCGCGTCCCAGAAGGCCGCGAAATTCACCAGTTAAGGTGCGGCCATGGGTGACTTTAACCTGAAAAAATTCAAAGCCGCGAAGTTTGAACCGCGCATCGAAGCCGTTCCCGTCCCCGATCTGCAAGATTTTTTCGCGGACGGGTCGGCTCCTGTCTGGACGGTGCGCGGACTGACCGGGCACGAACTGGGCCTGGTCAACGAGGATGTTGAAAAGAACCGGAACCTGGGCGCCGTCCTCGACGGTCTGATCTCGGCCGATATGACGGAAAAGGTGGCGGCGTTGAAATCCGATCTGGGCTTGGATGACAAAACGCCGAACGATGTTGTCCGGCGTCTGGCCATGCTGAGGATCGGCAGCGTCGATCCGGAGGTTGACCGCGAAACGGCGCTGAAGCTCTGCACCCACTTCCCCATCGAATTCATGACCCTGACGAATAAGATCACTATTTTGACTGGCAGGGGTGCGGAAGTAAAAAAAAAGCCGCCGATCTCTGGGGAAGAATCGACGTAAGGAACGCCCTGATATTGTGTCACGACAAGGGCGCATGGCTGTTCCAGGTCCGGCCTGACATCATGCCCTACGACCATCTGAGCGACCTGGAAATGCAACTGTGGATACTGTTCCACAAAGACCGTAACGAACGTTTCAATAAAGGGCAAGGCGATGGCTGATATTGCAAAAACTGTATCGGTTATTTTCCAGGGCGAAGACCGGAACCTAACAGCCCTGACCGGTAAGATTGACCGGGATGCCCAGTCGTTGTCCAAGTCCTTTGAATTTGCCAATCAGGCCGTCATCAGCATCGGCAAGCTGGACCTGGCCCTGGGTACTTTGGCCGCCGGCGGACTGTATTATGCGCTGAAAAAATCCATCGAATTCGAGAACGCCGTCGTTGAAATGCGGAAAGTCGCGGGTGACGCACCGAAAGACATCGACATGGCCAGCGAGGCGGCGATCAATCTGTCGGAAACTTACGGCGAGTCGGCCTCCAATATATTGATGTCCACGGCCGACTTTATCCAGGCCGGGTTCAACACGAAAGAGGCCATGGATTTGACCAAGTCGTCGATGGATCTGGTAATCGCCGGATCCGTCGGGGCGGCGGATGCCTCCAATTACCTGATCACAATTCTCAAGGGTTTCAAGGCGCCGGCGTCGGAAGTGACCCGAGTCGTCGATATCCTGAATGAGGTCTCTAATAAATACGCGACCGACGTCCAGCAGCTCGCGATTGGCATGGCTGACCTGTCGCCCATCGCCAAGACCATGGGTTTTGATTTTGAAGAAACGGCCGGTTTACTGACGCCGGTGATCGAAGTCTTTATGTCGGGTTCGGAAGCCGCGATGGGTCTTAAAACAGGTTTGCTCAAACTTGTCGATGATTCCGCCCCGGTACGCGATGCCCTTGCGTCCATTGGTGTGTCCCAGCGTGACGCCAACGGTGAAATGAGATCCGGAAAGGATATCCTGCACGATGTTATGATCGCGTTCCAGGGCCTATCCGAACCGCAGAAACTATATGTCACCCAGCAGCTCGTCGGGATTGAACAATCCGCCCGCATGGTCGAAGTCTTCAATCAGATGAACAAGGTCATGGAAGTGACCCAGGTGGCGTATAGTTCGACCGGATCGGCAGCCAAGGAAGTTGAGGCGCGGCTGAAGTCCACGGAAGTCCAGGTCAAGATCCTGAAGGAATCCTTCAACAATCTGGCCGTGACAATCGGGAACGAGTTCAAGTCTTCCCTTGTCGAAGTCGCCCAGGGCGGCGCCGAAATGACCAAGGCGCTACGCCAGATCGCAGAAGATAAGACGTTTGAGCCTTTGTTCAAGGCGTTTTCCGACATGGTGGACGGCATCGGGGAAACCCTCAAGGAAGGGGCGAAAAACCTGCCGGAGGCGTTTGAAAAGGTAGACTGGTCGAAACTCGTCAACAGTATGCGCGAGGTCGGCAGGACAATCGGCGTTATTTTCAATGTCGACACATCCAACCCGGAAGATCTGGCCCGGGCCATTCAGCGCGTCGTGGACAGCACCGCATCCTGGATCGATGTCAACCGTGGGCTGATCGCGGGCCTGGCGCCGTTCGGCAATGCCATTCTGAAAATAATCGATGGTTTCAATGCGCTCGACAGCGATACCAAGGCGGCCCTGGCGCAGATCACGTCCATTGCAGCGGCATACCGGATGTTCGGACCTGTCGTGGGGACTGCCATGCTTTTAATCGGCCAGGATTCGGAAGGTATGGCCCAGATCGTCAAGGTCGCGTTCCTGGCCATCGAGAACGGCGCGAATGTCCTGCTGACAGCGCTCGTCGGGATCGCCTATGGATTTGCCAGGGCCTACCGTGGGGCGCTGGAACTGCTCGATCTGGTTCCGGGCATGAACATGTCGGCGGAAATCCGGGATGCGTCCACAACGGTCAACGACTTGGAATCGCTCCTGTCAAAATCGTTCGATCGCCTCGCCGAATCAAGTCAGAAAACAAGCGATGCGATATTCGGCATCGAGAGCGCCCAGGATAACGCCAAGGGATCGACGGACCAGTATGCGTCGGCCATGTCCGTCGCCACGGAAATGGCGGCGAAATATGATCGTGACATCAAAGGACTGTCCGAAACATTGGACGAATCTTCAAAGCCCCGTACCATCGATCTGCAGGTTCATGCCGACAAGAAACAGATCGCCGATACCTGGGGCATGGTGACGGAGATCCTGCCGGACGGATCGACCCTCGTTACCAATATCGGCCTTAAAACGGACCAGGACAACCTGGATGCAACCAAGAAAAAAGTCGATGAAGTCGCCCCGGAGAAAAAAGAGGCCGAGATCCAGCTCAAGATGGATATGGAAAAGATCAAGGAGCAGTCCCAGATCGTCCAGAAAGCCATCGAGTGGAAGGCCAAGGTCGATATAGCCGATATCGAGGCCCAGGCGGAGAAGATGAAGGTCATCTTTACGACCCTGGGCGACGAATTCAAGGCGTCGGCGGATGTCTCCATATCCATGGCCAATATCCTGAAAGACATGAACAGCAGCTCCCAGAGTTGGGATGTCCTGAAGCTGATGGACCGGGAAATGAGTATTCGGGAAAGCCTGGTTGAATCCCAGAAAAAAATGCTGGAAGCCCAGGCGGATGAAATGAAGGCGCGGACGGAAATGTACAGAAAGGGTGAAGGCATCATTAAAATAGACGGCACGGGCCTGGCCCCGCATCTGGAGGCGCTCATGTTTGAGATATTGTCCGCGATACAGATCCGCGCCAATCAGGAAGGCGCGGAATTTCTGGTGGGGATCACATGAACGGAATAGGCATATCCGCGAATACATATGATTTGAATGGCGCGTTTTACCTGTCCGGGCGCGAACTGGATCCGGAAAAGACGCGCACCAATACGAACCGGGAACGGCGGGCCAGTCGGACGGCAACGCTGGATGGCGGCGTGTCGATATACGACACCGGCTATGCTGCAGGGGATCGGACAATGGGTATCCATATCAAGGACCCGTCTCCCGAGATCATCGCGGCGATGAACTACCTGATTGAAACGTACAGCCTGCTAACCGTGACGACGGATGAGGCGGCTTTTACCGCCATCCCTGCAAAATTCAGCGTCGCGGAAGATGGCCTGGCGACCTTGACGCTCCTTGTAACCGAGCAAATATCATAAACGGAGGATATCATGCCCAGCTCGATAGTGATTTATGACGGTTTCTATGACGCCCTGGCCCGAAAGAAAATCAACCTGGCCAGCGACACGCTGAAGCTGCTCCTGGTGACGTCGTCCTATACCCCCAGTCAGGCTCATAATGTCCTGGCCGATGTCCTTTCATCGCCGAGTCCGGAAGTGGTGGCGGTGGCGTCGCCCGATAACGGGTATACGACGGGCGGTGAAGCCCTGACGGGAGTGACCCTGACCCAGTCAGGCTCGCCCATCCGCTCAATACTCGACGCCAACGATGTAACCTGGACGGCGCTGACGGCAACGTTTCGGTATGGAATATTATACGATGACACTGCAACGGATGATGACCTGATCGCCTATCTGATATTCGATACCACTCCGGCGGATATTACGATCTCGGCCATTGATTTCATTGTCCAGTGGTCGTCGAGTGGCATCATTGACTGGGGTGCGGCGGCATAAGGGAAAAACATGGCAACGATATGTGAAATACCCCTGGGAAGCATCGGTTTTTCCGGTTTCGCGCCCACACCGGCTGCGGCGGTACCGATCGGGCAAATCGTGCCGTTGTCCTGGCAGTTGGAAGACGCCCTGCCCTCGGGATTCTCCCGCCCCCTTCCCGGTCCATGCCTGGACTGGGTCGAGGATTCGGTTGTATATCACAGCGAATCCCCTTCCCTGCGGGCCGACGCCTTTGTGCCATTCCCGGGCAATACCGAGGACTGGACATATTATGGCATGTTTCACGAACTCCCTCCGCAAACCGCGCCCTACACCGCCCACCTTACCGCCAAAACGACAGCCGGAGCCTGGCGTACCGTCGGGTCATATAATTTCGGCGGCGCCCTAGCCATTGCCGTCCTGGATGAGACCGGAGAAGATTCGGATAGTGACGGATCCTATCTTGACAGTACCAGCGGATATGTGACGGTGCCCGGATGGCAGGACTGGCGGGATGTAGAACTGCCGATCACCCACTGGCCGACGGGGAAAAAGCTCTATATATTCGTGCTCTGGCTTGAAATGCAGTTTACCTCCTACCCTTCGGACTGGCCGGATCCGCCTTCAGGAACGGAGCCGACCAATCAGGCCTGGATCAGTGATAAGACCCTGCCCGATCGGCGCGATATACCCCATATCGATTTTCAGACTTTCCCGTTTACCCGCAATGTCTATACGCCGGATCCGGCAAGTATCGATTTCGGCGTGTTCAACGATTTGAGCTGCCGTCCCTGCCGGATTATGCGTCCGCCGGTTTCCACGTTCGATTTCCAGGCCCATGCCCATAACGCCCAGGCGAAATTCATCCAGGGCAGGCAGGTCAATAACGAACATATCCTGACCGGAAGCCAGTCTTCGGATCTGCATATCACCACGCGCTGGTATGTAGAAAATAGCGATTACGAA